GCGCATCCCTTGTGGAGTGGCATCAACTGTAACAGATTGAACGCTGATACGAGGATCGTAGTTTATGATTTCCTCAACATTTTTTCTAATGGTTATTTTGACTTCTTCGGTGAATTGCTCAAATAGCATATCCCATATTACAGTGCCAAATGCTGGATTTTCTAGCTTTTCACCTTTGCGAATATAAAAATGATTGATTAAATCTTGCTTTACAAGTTCTATATCATACAACTTGAAGTTTTTTGTGGTTTGCTTAGAGCTAAAACCTTTATAGGTAAACTGAGTAGTTGTTTTATCACCATCAGAAACTGCGCCAGTTGCTACTTTTCTGTAGTTAAAAATAGTGCCCATTATGACTCTCCCTCTCTGTCAGTATCTGCAGGTCTTAACTCTGCTGGTTTTAGATTCTCATGCTCCGGCCACGGCTCATGCATCGGAACACGTTTCATAATGCTTTCAAGCTGATAATCAGCACCGTAGTTTCCTTCTGCCCATACAAGATTTCCATCTGTAACAATATTAGCGTGTGTTGGAAGATCTGTTATAGTAGCTGCAACTTCTGCTTCTTTAGCAATCTGTGCTGGTTTAGTGTTCATATCGATTCTGGCAGCTGATTCTGTGTGATTACCGTTGCTGTAAATATCGGTATTTTTTACAGCGGTGAATAAATTATTTTCTCCTGATATAAGTTCAAAGTTATTCCGCTGACTTATAAAAGTATTTCCTTCCACTCTAACATCGAACCTATATGGTCTGTTCAGCGTTCCCTCTCCTACTTGTAACTTTGTATTACCTTTTATGTTGATATCTAGATTACCGTCAACATCTACATTACTTTCATCTTTGTAAGTTCTAGTTTCTAACTTCATGTTTGCACCAACCAAGATATTGGTATTAAAGGCGCTTTCCATTTGAATTCTTCCTGCTTCGAATCCGGCAGGATCTTTAATAGTTGCAGGATCACCGACTTTATCTTCTTTGCTGTATTCTGCGCTGGCTTTCATGTTGATATTCCTTCCAGCTTCCATGTTTATGTCTCTATCAGCGTAAACATTTAGATCATTTCCGGAATGAATGCTTATGCTATCTTGTGCAAAAATATCTATCTTTCCGTTAGCTGACAGTTCTACCCAAGCGGTTCCTTTTGAATTTGAAATATAAATTAAATCTTCCGAGTTATGCATCAATAACTGATGTCCAGTTCTTGTTCTTATTCTAAAGAATTCATCTTTAGGAATTGTCGGATCGCCTTTTTCGCCATTTTCAGTATCTTTATACTCACTAGCAAAATCTTCGGCAGGTCCGGTGCGCTGAAATCTATCATCGCCGTCATCCATTACAAATGTGGTGCCACCTAATCTGCTCACAGGCACTGAAAACCCTGTCTTGCCTAGATAGTCTCCTATGGGAGCTTTTTTAGCACCGGGTTGCCTATCCAGCGGACCCGGTGTTGAGATTCCATAAACTGAGTTTGGTGGTGTTCGTCTAGAAGTTGTTGTGACCGGGCCTCTGATGTTGTCTTCTAGCGTTCCCTGCGTTAGATAAGTTTCAGTAACAGGATGCACGGGTTTTTTAATCTTGTCTTCGCTGATTAATCTATCATTTTGTCCGTTTATTCGCCTGTTTATTTCGCCAACGGGCAAAGGTCCGTTAGTACCTAATCTGCGTCCTTCCTCTGGTGTAATCTCATAGTTTGTGTCTGCACCGATGGCGGGAACCATTCTGTGTGCAAAAGAAGGAGGAATGCAGGCTATCCAGTAACCTTGAGCTGGATCTGAATCTATAAACACAACCATTACGGTAACACCAGTGTCGGGCGGCACAAACCACATTCCATATGATTTTTGTGTGTCGTTGAAATCGGCTAGATTGTTTCCTTGAAACTCATATGCAGTATTACCGAAAAACGGAAAAGCAGGCGATACAGTGTATGGTGATTCACCTATCGTGTTTCCTTGATCCCTCAGCAGTGACACTTTCAGTCTGCCGCCGAACTGGGGGTCTGCATGTCCTATCACGGTTGCTAGCTGTATTCCGTCTAGCTTTTTTTCAAATGTTTTGTTATACGGAAGTCTGCGTTCTGTCGACATTAAAATGGTCCTGATAGTTGTTGAACTTCTTTAGGTGTAAGCTGTGTTGCTGGTTCTTTCTGTTGATCCGAATTAATCATGTTTGTGGTTCCTGGTGAAGTGCGTCTGATCTGATTATCAAAGTCAATAGCTTGTCCACGCATCCTAAGACATCTAAGCACTTGCTTAAATGTACCATCTTCGAACACATTTTCACATCTTACTACTTTATAAATGCCGCTGAACACGCTCGATTGGCCTTTTTTGGCAAACTCATAAAGACCTGTACCTGTGTCGATATCAGCTGGCGTTCTAAAGCTGATATAAATGTAAACATCACTGCCTTCATAGTTCATTGTGCCGTCTTCTGTTATAAGGTCAGTTTGTGTGGCGGCAGGAGAAAAATAGTTAGCCACTCCGCTGTCTACCATCCAGTATGTATCTCCAAGTATTGTTAGATCTACTTTAATAAGATCGGCACTAGAACCTTCTATGAATGCTTTTTGAAAACTTTCTGCTATTTTTTGTTCTGTTGTTTTTGTTCCGCT